AATCTCCTACTTCAACCGCCTTCAGTCAATCGTTCCTTCAAGAGGAACTCCAAAGGGGGCCATGCCAAAGGATAAAGTAATTGGGTAAAATCCTCGGGTCTATCTCCCCTGCCTTCGGTCTTGCCAGCGGCAAAGGCCTGTTTGGAAGCGATGCCTTCAAGGATGTCGCAGGAACCCTTATTCCCGGCTACGGAGCGATTTCTGGCAACGGCTTAGGAGGCGCACTTTTTAATCCTGGTAGCAAGGGCGAGGCTGCTGACGGTTCGGAACCAAAGTCCAACAACCTATACGACATCGGCCAGGTAGTCGATGACGCAGTCACCCCTGAAGAATTACAGGGCCAAGGACAGCCTCAGGCCCCTCATTCCTCGGACGGTGTTCCTATGATACTGAAGGCGTTGTTCTCTAAACTCAGGCAACGATAATGGCAAAGGCTAAAATCCCCCATGACCCCGAACGTCCCGAAAGTCCAGCAGTCCGTAAGGCTCTCGAAGCAATGGACATGGAAGCCCTCGGACAGGCTCTCACTTACCGTCAGCGTAGATTTTGTGAAGAATACTCCGTCGATTTTAACGGTGCTGCGGCAGCGGTTCGTGCAGGGTATTCAGCGAATTATCCAGACCGTCAGGCGTCACAGCTTCTAAAGAACAAAGGCGTTTCGACTTACATCGACCATCTCACGACGAGCCGTGCAGCCAAAATCCTATCGATTGATGCCGACTATATCATCCAAGGTATCATCGGTATTATCCATGAAGAAGCCAATAAGGCTGGCGATAAGCTCCGAGGTTATGAACTCCTGGCCCGTCTCAAGGGCCTGTTCATCGATAAGCAAGAAATCACCGGCAAGGACGGTGGGGCAATCGAGATTGAACAGCGGCAGATTGATGAAGAAGCCGCTAACGTCATTAACATGCTCAAGTCGATGAGACAAAAGAACAACCAAAAGAAAGAAGTCCACATTGTCTGATATGATTTCTCCTGCTCAAATCATGGCTGACTTGCCTGAGGACGAGCAGCAGAAATTCATGGACAGTCTATCCCCTGCCGCCAGAGCCGCCCTTCGATATAATTGGAGGTTTTGGGCACGGCCTAATCAATTGGAGCCTGAGGGTGACTGGACGACGTGGCTTATTCTAGCCGGACGCGGGTTCGGCAAAACAAGGACGGGAGCCGAATGGGTCCGGCATAACGTATGTGGCGACACCCCCCTCTCTCCGGGTCGTTGCAAACACATCGCCCTAGTCGCCGAGACTGCACCGGATGCCCGTGACGTCATGGTGCTAGGTCCGGCAGGGTTACTTGCATGTCACCCCAAAGACTTCCGTCCGACATATTATCCCTCGAAGCGTCTGGTAGAGTGGCCTAACGGTGCACAGGCAATCCTGTTTAACGCCGTCGAGCCCGACCAGCTTCGTGGACCTCAGTTTGATTTGGCTTGGTGCGACGAGCTAGCTAAGTGGCGATATGCCCAAGAGACTTGGGACCAGCTTCAGTTTGGTCTTCGGCTCGGGACGCATCCCCGCCAAATCGTAACGACTACCCCTCGCCCAATTCCAGTTGTGCGGCGACTAGTGAACGACCCGACCTGTTTCGTGACGAGGGGTAGAACGTATGACAACAGCGCTAATCTCGCCGCCCCATTCTTGAAGCAAGTCGAAGAACGCTATGGAAACACCCGCCTCGGGCGGCAGGAACTCGAAGGTGAAATCCTCGACGACATGCCCGGAGCCCTCTGGAACCGAGACATGCTCGATGGTAACCGGAAGCCGGAAGCCCCTGACCTCGATAGAATTATCGTGGCTGTCGATCCTGCTGCCACGTCTGGCGAGGACGCTGACGAAACAGGAATTGTCGCAGTTGGTGTCGCTCGTGACGCGGACGGAGTTCAAAGAGGATACGTCCTCGCTGACCGTAGTCTCCGAGGCACTCCCGATGAATGGGCATCTGCCGCTGTCAAACTATACCATGAACTCGACGCAGACCGCATCGTAGCCGAGAAAAACCAAGGCGGCGAAATGGTCGAGGCAGTGCTTCGGTCGAAAGATAGAAATGTCCCTGTAACTTTGGTCACGGCAACCCGTGGCAAGAGGGTAAGGGCCGAACCGATTGCTGCTCTCTATGAGCAAGGTCGCGTCCATCACGTCGGAAGGTTCAACAACCTCGAAGACCAGATGTGCCTCTTCACTCCTGACGGTGAACGTCATCCCGGCGACAGTCCTGACCGTGTCGACGCCCTTGTATGGGGACTGTCGTCACTGTTCCAGCGTATCACCGGACGTCGTAAGCGACCTGAAGATACCGGATATAAACTCAAAGACATCACGGGTATCGAAACCAAGGCGAATGTTTTTCGCGGTGAAACCGATACCTCATGGATGGTAGGGTAAAAATATGAAAGAAGACGAAGCCTACGAGGTCGATACCCTCAGTTTCGACAGCGATGAACTGAAGAAGCCTGAGGCGAAGTATGTCCCGGAAGGTTTCGACACTGTCGAGGATTATCTACAAGACCTCCGTGAGAACTACGAACTCGACCTAGAGGCCGATAGTGATAACCGTAAGGCCGCACTAGAGGATAAGAAGTTCGTCGCAGGCGACCAGTGGGACCCACAAGTCCTGCAACAGCGTTCAGGCCTTCCGTGTCTCGTCATTAACACGATGCCGCAGTTCACTGCTCAGCTTGTCGGAGACTGGCGTGAGAACCGGAATGCCGCCAAGGTAATTCCCGGTGAGAACGGTGATAAGGAAATTGCGGATATCCGGTCTGACCTCATCAGGTCTATTCACACGAAGTCTCGTGCCGACCGTATCTTAGATAATACCTTCGAGAGCATGATACAGTGTGGCGACGGTGCGTTTCGTGTAGGTGTTCAGTATTCTTGCGATGACGTCTTTGACCAAGAGATTACGTTCCTTCCTATCGAAGACTGTCTCTCGGTGGTTTGGGACCGTCTCTCTATCGACCCTACTGGTCGGGATGCCCGCCGTTGTTTCGTCGATGACACCCTCCCTACGAAGGAGTTCAAACGGCAGTGGCCTGATGACGACCCGTCGACCCTTTCGGATACCGAGAAGCGGACGATGCGGAACTCCGGCTGGATTGATGACGGCACGGTGAAAGTCACCGAGCACTGGCGGATGATTGAGCGGAAGCGTTTCCTCGGGATGTTCGAGGACGGCAGCATCCACGTCATCGATGGTGAAAAGCTCGAACAGCTTCAGGAGCAGCACGGAGGACTGATTAAGTCTCGTATCGCTCCGGTTAGATTTGCTCAGATGCATCTTGTCACCGGCTATAAAATCCTCGCCGGTCCGTATGAATATCAAATCAACCGTCTCCCGATTATCCGTATGTCGGGCCGGACGGTTTCATTAGGTGAACGTCGCGTCCGTTACGGTTTGGTCCGTTTCATGAAGGACGCCGCCCGGCTGCGAAATTTCTGGCGTTCGGTAGCAGCCGAGCAGTTGGGTTACGCCCCCAAGGCTCAGTGGATTGCACCAGAAAGCGCTGTTGAAGGCAGGGAAGAACAGTTCCGTAAGGCACACCTCTCCCGCGACCCACTGTTGGTATATAACGACGACGCCTCGGCAGCCCCGATGCGTGTCGAACCTCCTGTGATGCAGACTGCACTTCTTAATGAAGCACAGATTAACACACAGGACATGAAAGACGTCACAGGCATCCATGATGCCAGCCTAGGCATCAAGTCTAATGAGACTTCTGGTCGAGCCATTATGGCCCGTCAGCGCGAAGGCGACGTCGCATCACTGACTTATTACGACAACGGTAACGCCGCTATTCTTGAAGCCGGTGACGTCATTAATCAGCTAATTCCGCAGATTTATGACGGAACTCGTATCATCCGGATTATCGGAGAAGACGAGAGCACCAAGCTCGTTAAGATTAACGACCCTATGGACCCGGCAAGCCCGGACCTCTCCACTGGAACGTATGACGTAGCGATTACGACCGGGGCTTCCTATACTACCCGTCGTGTCGAGGCGGCTCAGGCGATGATGGACGCAATTCAGGTCTTCCCCGAAATCATGCAAGTCGCCGGGGACCTTGTCGTCAAGGCCCAGGATTGGCCGGGTTCGGAAGAACTCGCTGAACGTCTCCGTAAGACTATCCCCCCGCAGCTTCTATCCGACAAGGAAAAGGCCGAGATGGGAGAGCAGAGTGTCGACCCGCAGCAGCTTATGGCTGCTCAGGCTCAAATCCAAGAGGCTATGCAGCAGGCTCAGCAGGAGCTTGCCAAGCTTCAGCAGGAGAACCAGACCCTCAAGACTAAGGCCGCGATTGAGGCGAAGAAACTCGAAATCGAGGAATTCAAGGCTGAGACTGAACGTCTTTCCGCCTATGCCCAAATCGCACGGTTCGATGAAGAAGCCGCTATCAAGCGGATGGAGCACGAAGCCCACATCGAACTAGAAGCCCATAAGATTGAGACTGTCCGCGAGAACAACGTCGGCAATCTCGAACTAAAGAAGCAATCTGCTTCTGCAAAAAATACCACGGATGAAGGCCCTAAACCCGAAGCCTCCGACTAATCCGCAACACGGGAACGTCTGAAAGGACGCAACTTTGAGCGATAGCTCTATGACTGACGACAACAGTAATCTTGTCGATATGGACAATCTCGACGCATTCGAAGATGCCTTTTTCAACCGGAAGCCGGTGGCCACCGATGACCCGGAAGATAAGGTCGAAGACGAGGATGTCCCTGAGACCGAGGACGATGCCCTCGCAACCGAAGAAGATACAGATGCCTCGGAGGATGAACCTACTGAGGATGAAGACCCCGATGACGAACCGGAACCTAAGCCGGAACCTAAGAAGGGTAAGAAGTCTTTTCAGGACCGCATCGACGAACTGACGCGTGGAAAGCGTGAGGCGGAACGCCGTGAGGCCGAACTCCTTAAGCGCCTTGAAGCGCATGAAGTTCGTAAATCTGAGGAAAATACAACTGCCGAACCGAAGCCGCTGCGTGAGCAGCTACCGGCTGAGGCTCCTAGCCCCGATGCAACCGATGAAAATGGCGAGCCGATTTATCCGCTAGGCGAATTCGACCCTGCGTTTATTCGTGACTTAACGAAGTTCACGATTGCACAGGAAACGAAGGCTGCAAAGGAAGCCGAGGAGACGGCACGACAACAGTCGATGTTTGAAGCCGCTCAAGAGGAACTGAAAAGTTCGTGGCTTGAAAAGGTCGATGCTGCCACCGAAGAACTACCTGATATTCGCGAACGTCTTGCGACTATGGGAGAAGCCTTCGATGGTATCGACCCTAATTACGGCGAATTCTTGGCCGCAACCATTATGTCGTGCGACTACGGTCCGCAGATTATGTATTACCTTTCTCAAAATATCGGCGAGGCCCAAAAAATCGTTGCTTCGGGTCCCGCGTCTGCAACTCTCGCTATTGGTCGTCTTGATGCCCGTTTCACCAAGGCCCCTGAGCAGAAGCGCAATACCAAGAAAGTCTCCGGTGCTCCAAAGCCCCCGGCTGCGATGTCTCGTGGTTCCGGCGGTCGTTTCGCGGTGCCCGGCGACACAGACGATTTGGATGCCTTCGAGAAAGAATTCTTTAAACGAAAGTAAGAAGTCTTTCCGCGAAGGTTAGCTATTTGAAAGGATTACATAGCTAATGGCTACTATTACTGTCGACCAGCAGAAGTTGGTCCTCAACGCCTTCGCGGCGACGTTCCAGAATAACCTCCTCGCAAAGGACTTGGTTACTTGGAAGAAGTATGACACCGAAATGGATGACCGTAACGGTCTGAAGGTTTCGGAACAGGTCGGTCCCCGTTATAACGTCACTCGGACTACGTCTGGCGTTGCCGATCTTACTGCCGGTGTGCAGGATAGCGTCTTCGGTTCGGAGCAGTTCACTGTTCAGGACGTTTTCGGTTCGAGCATGGGTTGGGGCGACTTCGTCAAAATCCGTGACATCGGTGAGGCCCGTGAGAGCGTTGCTCTTGCGAATGCCGCGATGAACATGGCCGAGCAGATTGACGCCTATATCCTGAAGACGGCGCAGCTTGCTGCTAACAACGAAGTCGGAACCCAGGGCGGTCAGGTCAAGGCTCTCGGCGACGTCCTTAAGGCTTATACACGCATCAAGAAGGAGGGCGTTCCTGACGCCAACCTCAAGCTCGTGCTGCCTTACGACGACAAGGAGGCCCTTGCTAATACCATCGTTGCTTATCCGGCGACCGATAGTCTCTCGACTGGCGCTTTCCGTAGCGGCTTCTCGGGTGAAATCGGCGGTGTTCCGACGATGTTCACGCAGCAGCTTTCTAGCATCACCACGGGTTCTCGCACCAACGGTGCGGTGAACGGTGCTAACCAGAACGTCAACTACGCCTCTGTGGCTGTGTCGGGCGCTCCGGGTCAGTATCTCACCGGAACTATGGCTGCGGACGGTTTCGGTGCTAACGCCACGATTAAGGATGGTGAAGTCTTTACCATCGCGACGGTCTTTGCGTATGACAACCGTAAGCAACAGGCTCAGTTGCACCTGCAACAGTTCCGTGTTGTGGGTGACCACGTCGCCGACGGCACCGGTGCGATTGCCTCGCTCCGTTACTTCCCGGCGATGATTATCCCTAATGGTGGTGCCAATACGGCTCACGCCACGGTGGGTTCGGCTCCGGCTGATAACGCAGTGATTACGTTTGCGGCTGCGGCTGCGACGACTTATCAGCCGCGTATCATGCTCGATAAGAACCTCATTCAGGTTAACACGGCTGACCTCATCATGCCCGCGACCGGCACGGCACAGCGTAAGAGCCTTACGCAGCTTCCGTTGTCTATCCGGATGTGGCAGGACAGCACGTTCGCGACTGGTGAACACCGAGTTCGTTTCGACGTTGCCCTCACGGCTAACGTCCGCGACCGTCGGTATGGCGTCCGCGTCTGCGGCAGCTAATGAATTCGGGGGAGGGGCGAAAACCTCTCCCCCTTATTTTCTTGGCAAGACTTGCCAAAAATAGGATTAGGAATGACGACAGCTTCTAGCATCATCACAGACGCCTATAGGGAAGGCAACCTAATCCCGATGGGCATCCCGCCCACTTTTAACCAGCAGAACGAAGCCCTTAACCGTCTTAATAACATCATTCTATCGACTGTCGGCTATGAAGCCGGTGACGGCATCGATGATTTAAATATCGGCGGACCTTATGACCAGTCCTCGCTGGTGTCAGTTTTTATCCCTGATAACGCCAGACTTATTCTTAATCTGACGTCTTCTCAGACGTTTAAGCTCGACCCGGAACCCTTCGAGGGACAACGGCTCAGCTTAGTTGACGTCGGCGGAAATCTTTCGAGTTTTAACGTCACCCTCGACGGCAATGGCCGTAAAATCGAGGGAGCTTCTAGCGTGACCCTAACCATCGATAACGACACCCGCCAGTGGATGTATCGTGCCGATATCGGCTCGTGGGTTAAGATTTCTACGATAGCCTATGACGACGACATGCCATTCCCGGCTGAGTTCGATGATTACTTCATCACGACGCTAGCCCTTCGCTTGAGCCCTCGCTACGGTCTGACATTAGCGGGAGAGACTATCTCTGCTATGAAACGGGCCCGGTCCCTTCTTCGTGGGCGTTACCACGCCTGGCGTGAAATCGCTTCCGACCTCGACACGAGAGGCTTTGCGACCGATAACGGTGCTTCTACCAATCTCAACAGTTCTGAATTCAACACAGGGAGGCCCTACCCGTGGAGGTAAGTGTCCCTCTAGGGATTACTCAGTGGGTCAGACG